TTTTACAATTATTGGGTTGTACCCAAGAAAGGAAATTTTGGAAATGATGAATCTGGCTAGAAAGTCTCTGGGCTTTGTTCAGGACGTGGTCCAGCCAACTGGCAAGGTATGGTTTAAGTCCGCGGTTTGGCATTTGGAGGTCAAGTTCAGTTTACCCATGTTAGATGGAGCTGAAAATGGCCGTTTCCGCCTACACGTGGGTCTAGACTCTGCTAATTGGAGATGGAAATTAATCGACTTTGAAGAAGTGCAGGGCATTAGCCTTAAGATCAATCCAGAAGATCAGACACCGTAAGTGATTGGTGTTGAGTGTATCTTCACCAATCCTCCTTCATCTTCGCTGAAAGTACGATGTATATGGTAAGAATTGCGCCTATTAATGCTTACATCGCTACGCTAGATATCAGCGCTGCGAGTAGGCTAGCCGCGAGTCTCAAGCGGACAGCTCGTGGATTCGATGTGGATTTAGTCACCCCATTGATTTCCAATATGGATACCGATCCAGATGTAGCTAGAGAGGATCTGGCTAACGAGTTATTCCACAAAACGGCTCATGGTCCACTTGAGTGGCTCAACGAGGCTGAATCCGAGGCAAAGGAACGAGTCGGTTCCTTCTCGATAATGCTACCATTTTCCGAGAGGCGCGATCAGGTATTGACCTACTTTGATCAAGCGTCGATACGTCCGGATATGGATGCATTTCGATTCGCTGTTCGTAAAGTCGGAGCCACATTACCAACTTCCCTCCGTCCTGCTAGTATAACAGAGGCGTTCAACCGCATGCCGAGAGGAACTAACTTAGGGGCACCTTCGTTCACAAGCGATAATCGCTTTCGAACTAGTGTCCTTGAGTTGGCGAAAGAGATCACGAGGCTGGGTTTCCCTTTTATGGAGGATCCAGCTTTACTTTTCTGGAGGGGTCAACCTCGCGGTTTGGGATTAGTCCCTAAACAACGCACCGTTTGGGGCTTCCCACACTACGTGACCGTTATTGAACTGCAACTACAGATTGCGTTTCTGAAATCTGTAAAGCACGATCCGACCTTCGTTGCTTGGCGAACAGTTGATGATATCAATCTTGAGGTCACGAGACTCCTACGAACTGCAAAACAGCCAGTTCTTTCGATCGATTTCTCTGGATACGATGCCAGTATACCTGAGTTGCTAATCGATGCTGCGTTCGAACTGTTGAGTGGTTGCTTTCAACCTTCGGCGACCCAGATCCTGGATTATTGCCGGGATGTATTCAAACATATCCCTTTAGCTACTCCTGTTGGAATTATGAGCGGTCGCCATGGAGGCGTTCCATCAGGTAGCGCTAACACTAACCTCATTGATGGGTTGGTGCAACGGATCATCTTAGAATATTGTGCAATTAGGATGCGCAACTCCATCATTGACCATCTTGTCCAAGGTGATGATGGTGTAACCTCATGGGAACGCCCATGGGATTTAGATGATCTGGTGGGATACGCTAATGAGCTCGGAGTGCTCGTTAGTAATGATAAGGGTCTGGTTTCTTCTACTAGGTGTACCTTCCTACAAAATATCCATTCACTTGACTACGTTCATAGCGACCTAAACGTAGGTGTCCGTCCTCTATTGCGAATCCTCAATGGCATGATGAGCTATGAGAGATTGGCCCGTGGGTGGAACGGGTTTGATGACACTATCAGGTGGTGGCAACAGGCAGAGAACGGTCGTGAGCATCCGTACTTTCATGAGCTAGTTAAATTCCTTTACGAACATGATAAGTACAGTAGGACTTATTCATGGAGTACAGTCGTGCGACAGGCTGGTGGATTTGAGCAGTTTGAAAGCGTCTCTCGACAATCTGCTTTTCCATATGGGAGACACAGTGTGCGTGGTTTAAGCAACTTTCGAGTTGTAAGGGCCTTGGACCGCATGCGGCATGCTCAAGAGGCGTCAGTTAAATTGGTTCCAATTTAACTGAAAG